GGATTGATTGCTCGCACCCCTCATTTAATTTAAGGTACAACCGATTTGAAACCTTCCTAAATTCTTTAATATTTAAAACTGTGGTTTGTCATCATCCCAAACATCTGCTTTAGGTGCAGGGGCTGATGTAGCAGGTTCATTATCTTTCTTTGAACTTAACATTCTAATTACTCCACTAAATCTTGGAACAATTATTTCTGTTACATATCTTTTTTGTCCACCAGAATCTTCATAAGTTCTAGTTTCAATTTCACCTTCAAGATAAATTTGAGTACCAGACTTAACATACTTGCCAACCATCTCTGCTAATCTAGGATCAAAGACTACAACTTTATGCCAAGTTGTTTTTTCATCGTCTTTAATTTTTTTATTAGTTGCAATAGACATATTTGCAAAGGTATCACCTTTTTTAGTTTGCTTTAACTCTGGTTCAGCACCTAGTCTTCCTACTAAAATTACTTTATTAATCATTTTTTACCTCTCTTAGATTTTTAGGATCTATTACTTTTACATTATCAGCAGATCCATTTGAGCTGAATTTTGATTTCATTTCTGAAACATATTTATTACTATCAAACATACCAAGAAACACATCAGCATTAAGACCTAAATAACTAAATGCTTTAGTCAATGCATCTGTCGCTGCTTTCTTAGGAGCTTCATCATCTAACGTACCTGCTTTTTTGTATAAAGCACACACACTAGCTATTGGGCCATATGAATACCAAGTATCATTGTCTTTCCATTGTACTTTAACTTCTGCAAACACATTTTGATCTGTGTATGTAAAAGCATTTACAAATCTCCAACCTTTACCAACTGGGCCAAACAATCCTGTCATGCACATAATTTGCGACATTGGATCTATAGTAGTTAATGTTTTTCCAAATTTTGGAAATGGTTTTGTCCACTTAGGATCTGTACTTTTAGCTTGATCCCATATTGTATAGTTTTCATCTTTACCTATTCTCATCATATTCCTTTTGTTGTATATTGATTATTAACATAAGCTTTACTAACCACATAAACATATGCAGATTTCTTACTAAGATTTTTACGTTTATCTTTACGTTCAATTTTATCAAGCTTGAATAACTCTGTCACTCTTGGTCTAACTGTAAATGGACTAAAGTTTAACAACTCAGCAACTTCATCTGCAGTAGCACCAAAATTTCCTTTATTAAGAATAACATTAAAAACTTTATTCCTAATAGTTTCAACACCTTCTTTAATAGCTTCAGCAGCTTCTATAGAAGTTTCTACTTCTCTATGACCTGGAGAGTATGGGTATAATCGTTCTTCCTTCATGCCATTCCTTTTTATTAAAGTTACTAAAGTCAATATATTCTGGTGGTTCTTTATCGGCTTGAACATAATGCCAGAATACTAATTCAGCACTTAGTAATTGTTCTTGAAATTCTTTGTCTTCGTCAACTTCAATAACTTCATACTTTAAATTGCCAAAAAACGCTGATATATATAGCTTATTATAACCACATACCATCATATTGTGTTGTAATTGTGCTTTGTATTTATCTGCTACTTTCTTTGCATTACTAAAAGCATTAGTATGTTTACACTCTAACAATGCGTTAACACTATCAATTATACCATCTGGGTGAGAGTATAAATGTTCATAATCTTTGTGAACAAAGTGTTCATTGTTTCCTCTGACTTTCATCTCAGATTGTTTTTCAAACCATTGTATATTAAATGGTTCTGTATGTATTCCCATTTGTACTGGTAACACATCTGACAAATCTGGGTATTGACTTTTGCCAGTTTTTTCAGACCACAATTGATGCCAATCGCCTTCGTATATTCTTGTTGCATCTGATCCACCTAATCCTGTGTTACGATCAAATTCTTTTCCGTTTATTAGTTGGTTGTTCTTCATGTAAACCTTTCTCTATCATTGTTTCTATTACAGCCATCATTAGCTCTTGTTTCTCATCCCAATTCTTGGAATTTTGTTTAATTTTTTTAGACCACAAATCCCAAGTGGCTATAACTTTATTTTGTTGTTGCTCAGTAAATTTATTATTCATACTGTTTAGATTCTTTGTTGGTTATAATTTGATAATCCCAATCAAACATTTCACATACTTCAGTTAATGACCATTTTTTTAATGCTTCTCTATCTTTATTATTATCCATATCTGTTTGATGAAAATCTATTAATTGTTCTTTTAATTCTTTTTTACTATTATAAACTCGATCATTAAAAGCACCTTGATTGTCTATTCTTAATATTTTCATATACTTCCTCCTACTTTAAAATAATGTTTAACATCTTCGTCTAAAGATTTATTATTATATCTTGCTGCTAAAACTATTAACAACTTTTCTAATTTGATATTCGATAGATGTCGCACCTTTCTTCTCAATCTTACTATACTTTTCTTTTTGTCTAGTTTCATGTTCTCTCCTCAGTTTTTCTATTTGATTCATATGACGATATGGTAATGTACCACTTAAAATCATTTTAGCTGTACGTACATATATATCATCATCGGATTCTATTTTTTTATAGAATCTTAATAACCTCATACGAAAATACATCTGCCTATTATGTGGAGCAGAATAATCTATATTAGTCTTCTTTTTGTAGTTCAACATCATTCTCTTTCTCAAATGGTGGTGTAATAAAAGCTGCAACTTTAGCTTCTAGTTCTTTTTGTTTTATTTTAAATTGATCTATCTGAGTTTTAGCTTTAACTAAATAGTGAACAGCATCTAATAGTTCTTCAGTTGTTTCTGCTATCCATTGGTCTAATGGTCTATCATTAGAAGCCATAGTTTTACCAAATTTATGCATACCTTGCATATGTCTATCAAGAGTTAATTTAATAACTTCATTTACAATTGGATCATCAGTTACATCAGCTTGATTTAAGTCTGGATTAATTGTCATTTCTAACCTTTTCTGTTAAGTTAATTTCCATTCCAAGAGCATCAGCCCATACGCAGAATAAATAACCACTTGGTTTTCTTATTCCACATTCCCATTTAGAAACTAAACCTTTGGCAACTCCTACAATTTCATCCATTTCTAATTGAGAAATAAATAATGCTTTTCTTCGTGCTACAAATTGTGGAATAATTGTATTGTGAAATATTCCTAAAGCTTCATTGGACATTTTACCCTTTACTTTTTTGTTAATTTAAACGTAAAATAACAATAATCATAAAACGCACAATGTCAATAGTGTACCTATTGTGTGTACCTTAAGTTAGACACTTCTGATAACAAAAAATACACACATTCGGCATCGCTAGAGCTTAATTATTAAGGCCATGTCTAGCTATTTTAAGACTTAAACAGATAACTCTGATGCTCAAAAATTCAGTAATATCAAGGTTTTACAGCTAATATATCGCTTTTTAAGTAAGCAAATACATTATGATTGCTATCATGTTTGAAGATACCTTTAAAAGTTAATCTACATTTTACATGATATAATAAAGTTGTATGATCCTTGTTTAAATAATGACCTAATTCTGGATATGATAAAGTAGTACATTCTCTAGCCAGATTTATAATCATAGATCTAGGAGGTATTAAATATCCTTCTCTAGATTTTCCATAAATTTCTTTTGTAGGAACTTGATAATAATAACAAACTACTTTAACAATTTTAGCAAATACTTCTGCGTTGTTTACTGGTAGAGTAGCAGTATTGTGTTTGTATTCTATTTTAGTTGTAGTTATATTTTTATCTGATTTGCCAATAGCAAAACCATTTTTATAACCTGCTTGATATATAAGTATTTCACGTTCAGTTAAATCTCTATACATAGGAGCATTAAGAGCAGCTTGTGCAATTTGTATTTTATTCATTAATTGTTATTTGTACTTGATTATTGTCTCTTTTATCTAGTTTAGTTTTAGGAAACCAAACCTCTTTAATAGTACCTAAACAATCATCTTTAATATTGTAAATATCAACATTAATATTCTGTGGTGATTTTTTAAGTATTTTTATTAAGTCTTTTACTTTCATTTTGTATTCCATTTTGGATATTTAGTATTTAATGTAATTATTAATCTAGCAAATGCTGTAACACCATTTTTATCATTCATAAAAATTCCAGCTTTTACTAAATCTTTAAATAATTCTTCTGCATATTGTATATTTTTAACTTTTATCATATATTTCCTTTACGTCTTGATGCTTCTAATGTTCTCCAAACATCTATTCTTGTTATACTTAAAGCTCTTTTATTTCTCATGATTCCAACATTTTCATCTAATTCAGAAAATTTATCTTGATAATTTTTATATTGTTCGGAAGCGTAAAAATGTTGTTCAGCTTTTGAAACAGACATATCAGAATTTTCAACTATAAACTTTCCTTTATATATTTTTAAATCATGAACGTGTTTAGTTAATAGAGCAACCCCTTTAGCATAGGGTTCGTCTGTTTGAGCTAAATATTGTAAATCATTATCTATATCCATATTAATTATCCTTTTGTTCAATTTTATCTAAATAGTTTACAACTAAAGATTTAACTAAAGTTGCTTTATAAACATTATGTTTTAAGCAATATGCATTTAATCTTGCATAAACTTCTGCTCCTAAAGTTAATCCAAACATTCCATATTTTATTGTATTTGAACTACGTGTTTTTTTTTTCATTGATTTTAATAATTCAATTTCATTCATATTAATTTAACAATCCTTCCCATTGTGTTGATTGCATCATAGATGCTACTTGTTTTTCTCTTTTTCTTGATACGTTGTGAACTGCTC